ATGATAATAAATAAACCCATTCCCGATTTTAATAACTCGGAAGCTGAAAAAGGGATATCTACATTCCCTATACTGTCTGCGCTTCCTTCACCATTCAAAGGCGGTTTAATGGGTGCGCCCTCGTCACCATCTGAATCAATCGGAATTAAAGTTACGTTAGGATCACCGAAAGCGGTATATTTCATTTCAGAAGCAGGGATCACAATTTGTTTAGTTGAAGCTGCTACTTTTCGATATTCTGTACCACCTACTAAAACTTTAACTTCACCCTCTATTGGTTCAGTCCAATAATAAGTAAAGTCACCTGTTAAAGGGTCTTTCTCATATCCACCACCTACTATTTCTGGGGCGGGTGCTTCTGGTGTTGTTACTTCTGTTGTTACCCCTTCACTTTCTACTCCTGCTGTTGAAGTAGTTGTAAGGGTATATTCATAAGTTGTTTGTTCGTCAACGGTCAGATCATTAAAATAAGTACCATTTGTTTCAAAAATCTTAGTTTCGGCTGCATACGCTCTTGAAGTTCCTAACAGCGTATCTAGTAAGCTCGTTTCGATAACCGTATCTCGATAAATATTTACATGCTTTAATTCTTCGCTTTCTGGCAAAGTCCATGAAAGATTTACTCTTTCATGTGTTGCGGTTGCTGATAAGTCAATGACTTCCCCTACAGGCTCGGGAGGTAAAGGAGCGCTGTCAGTTGTTACACTCTTACTTAAAGGCGCTGAATTTACACCATCTGAATACTTCGCAATAATTTCATAGTTGTAAGTAGTGTTTTCATTAAGGTTATTTATAGAATAACTACTCGTAGTTTTTGGAAGTTGTGTCACCTCTACACCATTTTGTTTAATAATAGTTCCAGTAAATCCAGTGGCTGTTGGATTTACCCAGCTTAAATTTACAGTGTTATAATTATGCGTTTCAAGTAAATCACTGATAGTTTCATGATTTATAATTGGTTGTGAAGTACCACTGTTAAAAACGTCAAATTCGTATACTGCTCTTACTGATGATGATATATTTTCTAATGCAACTTTTTTAACTAATCCATTAACTAAATTATTTGATTTAATAGAATCTATATTATTAGGTTGAATGGTTTCTATTATGTTATTAAATTCATCAAAAAAATGAATACGAAAGTTTAATGCTGTTCCTGCTGCTTTTATTTGGTATTGGTCAATTTCTATAGGGGTAGGAAAAGCGTACCAAAAGACATCTTCATTGGAACCACTTGCACCAATTTCACGATAAGTAGTAGTTGTATTATTATCGGTAACATTGCCAGTTATGGTGTACTGATGTGTGGGTGATGAACCAATATAAATATTTTTACCGTTTAATAAACCTCCTGTATAAGCAAAAGTATTTATAGTAGGTAGGAACAATAAAACTGCTAATAGCATTATTAAAATCTTTTTCATGTGTTATTTCCTTTCTTTCTTTTTATGGGTAAGGTGCTGTAAACCCTTCGCCTTCTCCTGGTGTTGGCGCTGTTCCCCCTGTATCTCCTGGAATGGGTGCTGTTCCGCTATCTGATCCAGGAATAGGCGCTGTGTTTCCTGTATCACCTGGAATGGGTGCTGTTCCATAATCTTCTCCAGGTGTTGGAGAAGGGTTTTCCTGTTCGGTTGGTGTTGGCGCTGTGTTTTCTTGCTCTATAGGTGTTGGAGAAGGGTTTTCTAACTCGGTAGGATCACCAGGGAAAGGCGCTTCACCCTCTATAGGTGCATTTTGTTCAAATTCTTCCTGTGAAGGTAAACCGCTAATAGGATCAGTTATCTTAAAACCGCCTGTAGGGTCGCTTCTTTCTTGTATCGTTGGCGCTGATTGTTTTAAATCGTCTGCTGAAAAAGTAGAATCTTCAAGCCCTGGGGCTTCTGTTCCTGTTGGCGCTGTAATTCCCCTGTTATCTAGTTCGCTCGGTTGTGTTGGGGCTGTTGGCATATCGGGCGTTTGTGGTGCTTGTGGTATGGAAGGGGTAGGCGAAACGCCTATTAAGTCCGCCATATCCGCTTTGATCCTGGGCGCTATTGAATCCCTAAAAATATCCGCTACTACAGGCCAATTAGGGGGGGGCGGTATTGCTGCTTTAATTTCGTCTAATTTTCCCATGTAATCAGTCCACCCTGGGCAATTAAAGAGATCGCAACCTATGCAGCCTTCCCCTTCTGTTGGGGGCGGTGTTCCAGGATCATTTAACTCTGAAAAACACGCTACAGGGTCGGGGCTTTGAATTTCGGTAGCATGAAATTTCAAACTTGCTTGTAAAGTGCCGCTGCTGTTGAAGGCTTCTAAATGATAGTAAGTATTGCAGCCGAAAACGAAATCTTGTGCGCTGTCGGGTACGGTTATATCTTTAAAAGTTCCTACTTCTGTAAATGCTGAATCATGATAAGAAGTAAGCTCTATTCGATCTACAAAGGCTTCATCAAAATTAGAAACATATCTATTTCTTTCTGCATTGTAAACAGGGTTAGTCCACTTAGCAGGGTTAGTGTTTTCGTAAATCGTGAAAGCACTCGCAAAAGTTGGAAATAGAAGCAAAGCTATTAAAATTGTCGGTATTAGTTTCTTATACATTAAAAAACCCCACGTTCTTTTATCAAAAAAGGGGAAGCATTAAAAACGCCCCCCCTTTTATAATCTTTTAAGTATTAAGCTTTGCTACCTTTGAATGAACCCATAATAAGTGAGATCAATTTCGGTACTACTCGGAAAGCTAAAGCTAGTAAAACGAAAGCCCCTACAACTCCTAGTAAGCCTACTCCTGCTGTTAAAAGTTCTTGTGCTGTAAATGGAAGTGTAATCCCTGCAAAGTCAATAGCTGGTGGTGTTACCATGTTTAAATTCCTCTTTTCTGTTTTTAGTTTTTTGGGTTGCTGCTATGATTTTAAAAATTAGTTCAATAAGTTAAAATTAAGCTTTGCTGCCTTTGAATGAACCCATGATAAGTGAAATAAGTTTTGGTACTACTCGGAAAGCTAAAGCTAACAATACGAAAGCCCCTACAACTCCTAGTAAGCCTACTCCTGCTGTTAAAAGTTCTTGTGCTGTGAATGGTAATGTAATTCCTGTAAAGTCAATTCCCATTTTAAATATCCCCTTTTCTGTGTGTGTTTTTTGTTTTTTATAATTATTAGCGCTGCTAATTATTATTAATAATGTCTAACTTCTATCTCGTCCTCGTCTTCTTCACGCCCTGCGTTCTTCCAGGCGTTCACAATGATAACTAATAGAAAACCTACTGCTAAAATGGCGAAAGCGATCATCACCCACGGACTCGCAAAACTTAATAGGGTTTTGACGAAACTCCAAAACTGATCCATGTTTTCTGGTGTTGCGAAAGTAATAGCCATGTTTATCATGTTGATCTACCATTTCTAACTGCTTGAATCACAACTTGCAGCAACATACCAACTGCAATAATTGCCACGATTACCATTAAGAATGAAGCAACCGTTTTGAGAATAAAGCCGAAAGTATTCCAGAAGAAAGTCCAATCCCATACACCTGCTAAATTCAATTTTTTCTAGCCCCCTTCATAATCTCGTTTCTTTGTTAATTTCTAAAACGGTTAAAATAAGAGTAGAAAAAACGATCCAGGTTAAGATCACGGACATAATATCTGGGTTGCCTAAAAATACTTTAAAGGCTTCCGCCATTAAGCCCCCTATTTCCATTTCATCAACCCCTTACTCTTTTAGCAGCTTTAACAAATAGGTTAGTGACAGGGAATGTAATAAGAGAAGCGCCTAAAAACATGATGTACATGAGAATAATTTCACTTAGTGGTTGGCTCAAGATGTCATACATTAGGCTGCTCTCCTTACAAAACGTTCAACTACCATAAAAGCTAAAATAGCTAGTAATAGAGTAGAGATTAATAAATCTCCTAGAGTAATTTCATGAATCACATGGATATTACCCTTATCCGTTTCGACACGTGTCATTTCTCGTATTTCTACAGGAACAACAATTTGTGGATCAGTTTCCATGCGTTCACCTCTCTATACAAAACAAAAAAAGGGATTGATACACTTTGCGCCTAATAGGTGCAAAACATATCAATCCCTTTTTCTCTTTACCCCAACGCTAAAAAAGCTTATACTGATAGCGAATCGTTGTAGTGAGAAATCGGTTGCTCGGTATGTCTGTACCTAGTGATCCCGTCCAGGTGTTCCACCACCTGGAAGGACTGCAACGTTTTTTTTATTTGCTTTGTAATGTGATTGTAATCTAAAAGAAATCGGTTGCCTATATCAAAACTTCAAAATTTTTATATATTCCCCAAATTCTTCTTTTTGAAACATTTTAAACGGAAATAATAACTTCGTTTTTCAAATTCCGTGCGATCAAAAACCTCTAAATCTTATCTATAATTCCTGGTAAAAACTCATAAAAAAATCATTTTTCCGTGCAGACTTTAAATAATATAGTTATTTAATAAGCAGCACGTTTTCATAAAGAATTTTGATAAGTTGATCCCTATCAATTAATTTCACATTGTTTGTTGCAGCTAGTTTTTTTGCTGCTGCTGTAAAGTAATTATTTGTTATTACCCAAGCTTCATCAGCATTATAATGTGGCTTTGCAGAATTAGCTTCTTGAATAGCTTTTAAGCCTACAGTCTTAGAATATCGCTTTGCTTGTACAACGATCTTTCTTGAATCTTTATGTAAAACTAAATCAGCACCAAAATCACCTGTTAAAGGGGTTTCTTTAACTGTGTATCCCATTGATCTATATCTAACCATTAAAAACTTTTCAAATTCAATGCCAGTCATTTTATCAATTTGTAGTATTCCAGATAAGTTTATCTTCTTTTGTCTTTCTTTTTTTACACTGAAAATAATTATCTTTGTTATAACAAAAAAAGCAATTCCGATTAATGCCGATAAAACTATAGAATCAGCAAACAAATAAGAACCAATAATAATCATCACTAACAAAGCCCCTAAAAGCTCTGTAACCGATTCTTTCTTTTTCCTCTTTGCCATAAAAACCCACCTCTCATGTGAATCTATCATAGCAAAAAAGATTTACTTACTTTCTACATATTTTATCCATCTTTCAAAATCTTCTTTTTCATAATTTTTCATTGGATCAGGAACATTAGATACATCTTCTATCCAGGAAGATAATAAGGATAGGGCGTTTTCTTTCTGCCCTAAACCCATCACATTCTTATGTCTTGGTTGCTTTTCTTCATTGCGAAAGGATATACGAACGTAGAAAAAGTATTTCCCTCGAGCCTTTACTGCTGTTACAAAACCCCTTTTTGACAAAAGAAATACCCCTCTCGTTTTAGTTTAATTTGCAGCCACGCCCAAACGTAATAATAAAGCCTGTCGCTGCGCTTCAAATTCGGGTGTTATTTCGTCTTTTGGCGTTTGATTAGACTTCCGTTGCTCTTTTTGTTTTGCAATCCATTCAAGTGCCTTCTCGTCTTTTTTAAGTCTATTAGATGTTGATACTACCCTTTTTTTACTAGTATGATTTTTTCTTTTATTTTCTAGTTGTTCAATAGATTCAATCTGTAAAGATAAATCTTGCAATAATGCTTTTTCTACATAAGGAAATGATTTAGCACCATTCTTAGCTGCATGTTCTATTTCATTAATGATTATTTCTATTGGAAGAACATTAAGCCATTGTCTTAAATCTTTTTCTATTTTTGCATTACATACTTCAAAATTCTCTTTGAAAACTGAAACTACCATTCTATGATTATCTTCTTCTTCTTCTTCTTCTTCTTCTTCTTTATTAATAGAATAAATATTAAGTTCAAGTTCATTATTACTATAGGGCTGATTATCCGAAGTCGGATAATCCGAAGTCGGATAATCAGCTTTCGGCACCGTAGACTGATTATCAGCTTTCGGTATAATTAATTCCTCATTTAACTTCTTCACTCGTTCTTTATTGCGTTCGCTATTTTTCTTAGAACGCTTATTTAATCTTTCTAAACCGTCCTTAATCCACTTTTCAGCTTCTGGATTGAATTCTGGGCGCTCATAAACATCATAAACCCATTCGCCCATTGTTCCATCTGCTTCTCTAGTTTGGTACCAATTTAGATAACCATTCGCCATTAATTCTAATAAAGCTGTCTGAATTTTAGTTTTACCATCTTTTGATCGTTTAATTAGGTCGGTGGTGCGTATTGTCCAACTATCAGGCTTTGATAATATGTAAGCCATTAAGCCTTTCGCTGCAAACGATAGACTTTCATTTTCTAATACATGCTTGTCCACTTGTACAAATGGGTTTTCTCGCTTTTGTGTTCTGATAAAACTCATATTTTTTTCCTCCTAAGGGTTTTTAAACCGTTGCACTTAGAAGGGGCGTTGACTATAATGTATACATGCAAGTGTATAGACTATAGTTCCCTAAGAGAAGTGGGTACCCCACTAAGTGAATAGTTTTATCTTTGAAAAAGACTCAAGTTGGCGCTGGGGTCTTTTTCTATTTTTATTGTAACTTTTGTAGTTACAACATTCAAGAAAAATTTTCTCATTATTTCAAACCGCCTCTATTTTCTCACGCCATTTATCGAGATTTTCAACTTTAAGACCTAAATCAATTAGATTGCTAGGAATACGAGAATGATTTCTCCAACAAGAAATCTCATGAAGTGCCTTGTCTTTTTTTCCTAATGCGTACACTCTTCTCATTCCGTGATCGCTTGATTTGTCATAGATATATGCGTAGAAATAGAAATGCCCTTTCGCCTTCACTCTTGATATAAACATTTTCTGCCCCCTTTTATGCGAACGCCTGTTCTTATTTATAACATGAATCTTTTGTCTCATCAATTACCTGGGATAGATAAGTTGAATGTCTCTATGTTTGAAATAATAAAACAACTACCTTACAGGCTTTAGAACGATATGTTAAATTTAACTTATCCCTGGTTTCTGTAAGGTAGCCGCAAAAAAGGTCAAACTTCTACAAATAAAGACTCGACACCTTTATTTTATTCAAGGTTGACCATCAATGCAATAGCTAACGTTCATGTAGTGAACGGGTAAAAATTTAATTGGTGGTGTATTTATATTGTCAAGTGAGCAAAAAGCCTATTGGAATCATGAGGTTTCTAAGATTTTGGGTATAGGAGAAAGCACTTTAAGGAAATGGTGTTTAGCTCTTGAAAAGAACGGATATACTTTCATTAGAGGAACAAAAGATTCCAGAGCCTTCACGCAGCACGATCTAAACGCCACTACTTATTTTAAAGACTTAACTAAGGTGAAGCGTTATACAATAGATCAAGCTGCAAAGTTAGTTGTAGAGAAATATGGTGAAAGGGAAGGGGTTGAGAGAACGGTACCCGTTATACAAGAATCTAACCGTTCTTTTGAAGAGTTTAATGATAATATAAAATTATTAGTTGAGCTTTCATTAAACCAGGAAGAGAACAACAAAAGACTCATGAAGCACCTTGCCGCTAGTGAAGAATTAATAAAAGAACAAAAACAAGTAATAAACCAATTACTGCAAGAAAGAGAAGAGAAACTATTAATTGAAACCCGTTCTTCTGAAAGTAAAACAGAAGAAGAAGAAGCGAAAAAAAAAAGACCGATAGAACGGATTAAAAACTTTTTCAAAAAATAAAGAGCCCACAATGTTTTTTCATTGTTCGGCTCTTTTTTCTATGTGTCTATATATTGTTGGGGCTGATATTCCAACCGTTTTACATATTTCCGATATGCTGTACTGTTTTGAATCGTACATTTTAAGCGCTGTTTTTATTTTTTTAGGATCAGTAGAAGGTCTGCCGCCTTTTCTTCCTCTTGCTCTTGCTGCCGCTAATCCGCTTTTTGTTCGTTCGCTCGTCATATCACGTTCTAATTCTGCTATACTTGCCATCATACGAAAGAAAAAACGACCCATAGATGTTGATGTATCTATATTATCTTTGACTGAAACAAACTCTATACCGTTCTTTTCAAAGTGTTCTACAAGTTCTATTAAGTGTTTTGTGCTTCTACTGATTCGATCTAACTTATAAATTACAACCCTGTCACCTTCACGCAACATTTTAAGCATTTCATCAAGAGCAGGGCGTTCTTTTTTTGTTCCACTCATTTTTTCTTCAAAGATTTCAACGCAACCGAATTTTGTTAGCTCATCAAGTTGCATTTGCAAGTTTTGTTCCTGGGTAGATACTCGGGCATAGCCTACAATCATTTTATTAAAACTCCCCCTTATTAAAAACGATCCGTACTATTACATATAAACAATTAATTGCTACTAAAGACAATATAATTGTTGTTAAAATAGGGTTGAAAGTTATTGACGTATTTAACGCTTTTAATATTTGATTTGAATTATCATACATAGTTGTACTCATGTAATAAATTAAATAAATCATGGACAAAAACCATATAAATTTAAACATAATTAATACCATGTTCCATTTGTTGAATAGTGCCACCAATCCCCATTTTTATAATAAACATTTAAACATTTTTCTTCTGTATTTCTTTCGACTTTTGCAATGTCTGAAAGAGTGTAATTTTTTCTTTTTTCTAGTCCCATACTGCGGTTATGATCTGCATAAACCTTAATAAGTAATTCGTATTCATTTTCATTTAAATGATCTGCTACAGGTAACTTTTTCATTTTTCCATTCCCCCTAATATTGTTCTATTGTGCGTTACCAACTATTAACAATAACGTTAAAATGATTATATAACTTTAATTTGATTATGTAAATAGTTTTGTTAATAAAAAACCACCTAGTATTAGATGGTTTTTAGGTGTTCTATTTTCTTATCATAAACGTTCGTTTTTGTTAATCTTGTTCGTTGCTTTTAACAATACAATGAAGCGTGGAAAGAATAGAATTTACTGATCTACTAAGCACTCTAAATTCATGAATATCAATTTTTTTATCCCTTAAATCAATCATCATTTGTCTAACTATTTGATCATTCCATTCTAAGTATGAAACATTCACGATAACACTCCTTATTAAAATAATTCTTTCACTAGCTGCCATGTAGCAATAAGACCACCAACAACTAATAAACGAAATTTAAGTTTTGCTGATCTAGTATAGAATCTTTCAGCTTTTTTATATTTCCTGGTTAGCTTCTTAAAAAGTTTGATAGTAAACCCTCATTTCATTGCGTTTTAACGGGCAATGCTACACAAAACAAAAGTTAAAACGCTTAGAATCGCCATATACAACACGTTTTCTATTCATTTGTTGCCTTAAATCGTGCTGCTGTTTCTATTACATCATTCACATACCATTCAGCATGATTATAATGCCAGATTGCTTTACGAATATCTTTAGAATAACCACTAGCATTTAAATAATTAGCTGCTGAAAATATAGAATCTTCTAAACTCCAAATATCAATTCTAAGATCATTATTTCCATCTACTCCATAATGCGCCCATGTAGGGGGCATAAATTGCATATGACCTAAAGCCCCAACACTAGAAACCATTGTATTGATCCTTGAAAAGTCTGTTTCTATTTTGTGAATTGCCCCAAGAATAGACCAATCAACGTTGTATTTTTCTCCTGCTGCTTTATAAATGGGAATGTATTCGCCTGGTACTGTTTCCCCTGCTTCTAGTGTTCCAGGTGTAAAGTGTGAAGCTGCTACTGTCGGTTGTTCTTCAAAAGCTAGTAAAAAGCTGTATGCTTCTGAATATGATTTTAATTTAGTCTTTTCCATTTCTAGCTTTATCCGTTCATTGATTAAAGACGTTCTTTCTTCTTCTGGAAGGGCTTTAATATTGTTTACTACTTCTGCTATTTCTGTTTCTAAAATCATTAATTCACTATCTACAATTTGCTTTTCTAAAATCGCTTCTCCTGCTGCTTGTACACTTTTTGTATCAAATATTAGGAAAGCAATAATTCCTAAAATGAACAATAAAGGAATAGCAACATAAATAAGATCATCAATTTTACGCATAAGAAAGGATCATTTCATCAACTTTTATTTTCACTTCATGCAGGGAATCAATTTGCTGTTGATCTTCTACACTTAGTTTCTTATCCAGGAAAGTACGATCTATTTCTTTTGTATAAAAAGATAAAAATGAGTGCAGCATTTCAACTTCTTTAATATTGAAATGAAGATCACTCCATGAAGTACCATTACTTTCTAAAGCCTGTGTTAAGGTTTCTTTTACTTCGTCATAAGACTTTAAAACTTTTTTAGAATCGCCCTTGTAATTAGATTTAAAGCCCTTTCTTACGTTCTTTCTCATTATTGACATATGAAGCAGCAAAGCGCCCATTTCTTTTTGTTCAAGTCTGATAATCATATTAAGCCCTCAAATCTATGCGCATGTTTTTATTTGTTTCTCGAATAATAAAGCGCTCTAAGCTGCTTTTAATATCTTGTGTATGCAACATCTGACAAGATAAAATATTAATCATTTTTTCATAGTCATAACGATTAATCTTATTTAGTCTAAATGTCTGTTGAATCAATAACTTTAGGTTTTCAGAATATGAGTTAGCTTCTACAGATTGAGTAAGTAATTTTGACATATCTTTTGTATCCAAATAAAACGCCCCTTTTTTTGTATTGTTCGTCTTTTGATCTAATATGGTGAAGCTGCTGGGATCTGATCCAGGAATAAAAATAGATAAAACACGAACCATTTTAAGATCTCCTGGTATTAATCGTTCGTCTATTAAATTGCTTGTTGCTGAATTTCTTCTAACTTTGTTGTTAGTTTCTCTTTTTCTTTTTTGGTTAGTTCATTTAGTTTCATGAGAAAGAATGATTTACGCCCTATTTTAATTTTGCGATCCGCCCCGAATTGCTTCGCTCTTTCCCAATGAATACAACTATAAGGAAGCAATATAAAGCCCTGGCGCTTCGCTAAATCTTCCGCTACTTCTAACGTCTGATAAAAAGAAAAGACCTGTAATTTCTTCGCATATGCAACGATATTCAAAGAAGTAGGATATAGATATAAAAGCGCCCTGGGGTCTTTATCTTTGTAACCTTTAGGAAGCAGCGTAAATTCTTCTACTGTCATATAATCACCCTTCTTTTTCCTCTTGCTTTATCGTGAATTTCTTCTAAAGTCTGAAAGAATACTGCTGCTTGTTTTTCTGTTCCAGGTAAAGGAAACGATTGAACCATATTAAATGAATCGTAAAGTTCCATTTTAAAAATCTTTTTAGCTTTAAACATAGGAATAAACTGCTTGTGCATGAATTCCCCTGTTTGATAATCTCTAAAGTGCATTGAAAAGCCTTTATCGCCTACTTTTGTAACTGTGATTAATACTTCTACAATATCCCTTATCCTGCTATCAACGTTCTTTATGGAAGGGCTGCAATAGATCATGACGGCTTGCATTTTCCTTGTGAACATTAATACTTCAGTTGCTACTGTAGAACCAAATTTACTCCACTTACGATTACTGAAGGCCATTTGTGCTTCGTCAAAACAAACTATTGATCCCTGGGCTTCTGCTACCTTGTACCAATCTTCAAAACTATCCATAGGCTCGGAATCTTTTAACTCATAGTTAGAGAAAAGGGCAACTTTACCGCCCCTGGCTTCCGTTCTTTCTTTCCAATGGTGCGCTAAAAGTGACATAAGAAACGTTTTCCCCGAACCTAAAGCCCCCTGTATAAAGAAATGATGTGCCATTACTTTTTAACTCCTTTTTCTGCTAAAACAATAGGTTTAGGCGGTTTTGGTATTAAAGCTTCGATTACATCTAAATAATAATCTGGGGAAGCAACTGCAACTTTGCCCTCTTTTTTCACATAATCATAAAGTTTGGCATAAGGGTTTTTATTTCCGTGTAGATATTCGTTTTGTCCTAAAGATTGCAGCAAGATCAAACCCTTTAACTGTTGTTCTCGTAAGTTCTGGGCGTTCCTCTGCATTTCTTCTAATACTTGTTTAACATCTGAAATATGTTGAACCTGGGGGAATAGATCATCAGAAATAACGCTTTGTAATCGTTCTCCATTCCCTGGTACTTGTGTTGGTTGCATAACTTGTTCTCTCCCCTCTTAAAATGCCATTACGATTAAAGCAACAAACAACAGACCAAATAACAGACCTTTAGTCCAATCCATGCTAGTAGGTGGAATAGGCGGCTTATACGCTGTAATTTGCGTTAGAACCTCATTGAGTTCCAGCTGTGCTAATCGTTCAGTTTCCATAATCGAACGACTAGGCGCTCTATAGAAGAAGTTACGCCCTTCTTTACCTGTTGTTATCTCGCAATCAAGCAAAGGTACTTTATAATGTCCTGCCACGATAACCGCCCCATCTTGAATGACTGTCACACGGTTTATATCAGATGTTCTTTTTTCATCATCAAAAGTTATTAATAGATCAGTCGTTTCATATGTGTAATCTTCTTCTTTTTTTCGTAATAAACCCAT